ATACCAGTTTTTGAGATAGGTGCTTGGATCATGTTATCAACAGTCACAAGCATTTTTGTTGTTTGTTTTGTAGAAGTTACAAAGTGTGAGTTACCAACACCAACATTGCTGAATTCAATTAAACCTGGATTGATTGCTTGTGCATCAGTTGGACTTGTTGCAAAACCAATCTGTGCATCATTTAATTTAACTGCAAAAAGATCTGTAGGGAGTAAGGTTGTGGAACCAACACTACCACCAAAATCAGTTGTTACAATTCCAATTCTCTCATCAGTTCCTGTAACTGTATACTTAACTGCTTCACCACTTTGGAAGAAGTGATTAGGCAGAGAAATAGTATTTTCTGTTAAGTTTACAGTGGTTGCTGATGATCCATCAAATTGTCTCTCAAATATTGGGTCACCTTTATGAAGTAGATTAAAATCAGTTTTTACACTTGATTTAGTTCCAAAATAATTTCCAGTTTGTGCTTGTAAATAACCATCATTTATATCAATTTTATTATCAATAATGTTATCTGGAGAAAGTTCTCTTAAATCAACAAAGAAAGATTTTACTTCAACAGCAATGCCTGAATTTGGTGTAAATGTTACTTGTACTAAATCACCAGATGTTGATATTCCAATTGTTCCAAGTGATGAATCAGTTTGTACAATACCATATGGAGTGATACCCTGTGTTGGAATAGTCAGTGAATTTATAACTCCAATTTCAAACATTTCATGATGATTATTTGCTGTATCCTCAACAGTTATAACTTGATAAGATGCACTATAATTTTCAGCAGCACTTACAGTATCATAACTTGATACAACATGAGCAGTAGGAGATCCAGAGGATGCAATTGATGTATATGCACTACCAATTCTAGCAGTGCTCATTGTTGTGATACCAGGGAAACTTGTTCCTCTTGCAGTGTTTACAATCTGACTGTATGAAGTTGCTGCAATACCAGTATTTGGATGGAATTTGAGTAGTAAATCAGATCCACTAATCTCAGCACTGTATGATCCAATACCACTACCACCATACAAGATGTTTGAATCTTCATCAATGTTGTTGTATTCTACAAAACTAACATCAGTTCCATTATGGATAATATTCAATTCAGCAAAATGGAACTCATCACCTGTTACCAACAAGTTCATTACTTTTAATGATCTGAAACTTGTTCCAACAGAGACAATATTCGTAGTTGCACCAGTTGATACACTAACTTCTTGACTTTCATAGTGAATAATATCACCAAATGATGTTACACCAAGTCCTGTATTTTCTGGTTCAAAAGCAAATGAGAATGAAGAAACCAAATAATTGTTTACACTGAACTTGGTTGGATTAAATTGGAAATTCCAATTTTGTGCGCTAATGTTAACATCAAAAAATCCTAAGTTGGGGAAAGTATTCAATACTGCATAACTTGTCATGTATGCAAAATCATCATCAACAATTGCAGTTGTAACTTGGAATTGTCTCTCATCTGTAAATGTTGTATCCTGAACATAGAACAGTGATTTAACAAATTTTACAGTTGGATCAAAAGTGTTTATATTTGAAAATGCTTCTCCTCTCTCATTACTTTCAAATTGTCCACTAATATCATCAACACTGAGAACTCTGTTACCCTTTGATTCAAAGAAATCAGTCAATACAATATTTTCAAAGAAAACTGTATCTGAGAATCTAACACCATTTATATCAAAGAGACTTTCTCTTACAAAATCAAAATCATAAAAACAATTTAAATCTCCTTCACCAATACAATCTACAATAAATGACATTTCAGTATCATTAACCACAGGTGTGAGATCACTTTCAGGTTCACTTGTAATTTGCAAGTCAGAGAATTTCTTAAATCCTGCTGTGTGGTTTAGAGATCCAACAGTATTGTCCCATTTATCAAATGGCACTGATGATTTAAGTGAATAAGAGAATCTCTGATAATAATCATTATCAGGTATTCTTTGAAGACTATCATTCAAGAAACCTGTATCATTCTGCCAACCATAATTGATTGTAGTTCCAGCACCAGTTTTAATATCTGCTGGGAAGTCAAATTTTTTGACTACAATTCCTCTAGTCTTTGAAGAATTTCCTAATAATGTTTCTCCAATTAAAAGTTCATCTGTTGTTTTTATTTTAACAATATCAGTATGCTCATCAAAATTATCAACAATACCTGAACTTGAATTCCAACTTACAATTTCATCTTCAAGGAATTTATTTTTACTTAAAACAGGTTTAAAAATAGGAAGATGTGATTCAGGAATTATTTTTGCAGAATTTAAAGATATCACATTACCTGCAATTTCATTTGCAGCAAGATCATCTTTTAATGTATATTCTACATATGCACCTGAACCACCAGGATTTGTATTTACACCAACAACTTCAAAAAGTTTATGCTTGTACTGCTCAGAATTATATCCTTTACCAGTTGTACCAATACCAATATTAATTCCTTCAACATATACTTTACTACCAATTGCAAAAGGATATTCACCATCACTATTAAACTGATTAGTAAGATCTAATTTTACAGTTGTTCCAGTCAATGTAAGACTTCCAATATCAAAACCATTTGAATTATTGGTTGCAATAATTCTAGGTGTTGTTGGATAGAATCCTCTTGAATTTGTTAATATGTTGACCTCAAGATCACCTAATTCATAATCTAACACACAATCAACAATTTCATTAGTATACCCATCTCTAACCACAAGAGTGGCAGGAACAAGATAGTCATTACCTGATGTTGTAATACCAATTTTTTCAAATGAAGCAAGAGGATTTACTTCAACAATTTCTGGGATATTAGCAGTTGGTTTAAGAGTTTTATCTGTGGGATAATTCCAACCAATATTATTGGATTGGAATTTTTGATTTTGAATTTTACCAATAGAATTTGATTCAGCAAAAAGAATAGCACCTGTTCCTATACCACTCTTAATTGATGAAATACCAGGTAATGATTGATATCCATAATTGTTATCAACCAAATCAACATTTTTAATAGATCCAAATGCACTTACTGATGTAGTTGTGTAATCTGGTTCTGCAGTTGTTCTGGTATATGAGGCAATGGGTGATGTATTGTCTATATCAAAATTAAATGTTGTGCTACCAATTCCTGCTACCGCATATCTCCCATCAAGAATTGATTTAGATTTGAATATTGAATTATAAGATACAACATCATTATCAATAACTAATTTTTTCTCATCAATGATAAAAGATTCGTTTGCAATATTGAACTTATAGTAAAGTGAATTAGGTGCATTTTTAATATTAATTGTTAGTTCACCATCTGTTCCAACAACTCCTGATGTTTTTACATTAAATTCACTTTCGCCATTAGAACTCAGATACTGATTTACAAATAAAGAATCAGTATAAATGTCCATGCTAAATGCAGGATACTTAATTGAGTTAGAAATAAATGACAGAGAGGTATCAGATAAATCAAATTTAAGATTTGTAGATGCGGTTACATTTGGATTAATTTTTGATAAAGTTCCAGTTCCAGTGCTTGTAATGTTTACAAAATTTGGTTGAATTCTACTAAGTTCAAATTTATCCTCAACAAGTTTTAATTTTGTTGGAGAATCCATGAAAACATAATACATTTTTTCATCAACCAAACCACCAGATAGCGAACTTGATGTATGAATAATCTTATCACCTGTTTTAAAAATATTTTTTGTTACATTAATTGTATTATTAGTGGTATCAACATCTGATGCAATAAAAGATTGAGGATCAAAAACAATTCTTCTGTTAAAATTATTGTACTTAACAGTTATTGTTGTTTCATTTATAGGATTTAATGAGAAGACTACCTCATCATTTTTAACAAGTCCATGTGTATTAGCAGTTGATACAGTGACTTTTGTTCTCTCTGCACTTGCTGATGCAACATTATCAAAGTTAGTTACTAAACTATGGAACTCACCAGTTCCAATACCTGTGAAATAAAATAGTCCAACGGAGTCATCAACAATACCACGATAACCTGTTGACCCTAATCCAACTTTAGTTGATGATAATCCAATAAAACTATCATTGAAGGGAGCAACAAAAAGTGATGAGAAGTCAGAAAGTGAAGTTAAAGGTTCTCCACTTTTACCATTCCATACTTCAATTGAACTGCCAGTGTTAGTTTTGTAAGTTACAGTATCATTTACTTTGAATGTATGATTAGGAATAAACAGTTGTTGCTCAAGTGCAAAAATGTTTGTTGCACCTGCTCCTGGATTTGAGAATACAATTGTCTTTCCAGCACCAACAGAGGTCAAACTTCCAATACCCAGTGCATCAACTGGATTGAAGTAATGTTCAGTATTTGTTTTTAGAATTCTGGTTGTTTTTAATGCACCTACATTGATTGAAAAACTTCTAGGATCTTGGAATAGTTTTACATTTCCTGTATGAGCAGTGCCTGTAGTGCCATTCTGTGCTCTTAAAACTCTAACTCTATTGTTGAGCACATCACTGTTTAGAACCTTAACTTCCTCAGACTCAATTTTAATAATATCATTTGGTCTCATGAATGGATACTGGAAGGCACCACCAACACTGAAGAAAGTAACAATACCAGTGTTTGCAACTGTATCAACATCATCAAGAAGAATATAAGACCCAGTATTGATTCCAATATTATAATATTTGTCTAAACCAGGGAAGAATTCAGACAAACCAGATATCTTGAATCTAGTTTCATTCTCTAAGTTGTGAGGTGTTGTCATGAAACCAACAAGTTTGTTGGAAGCACCTGCATTTGTGAATTCAATATTATTAAAAGTGGTAGTCTCAATATCTACAAAATCAACTTGCTTGCCACCAATCTGATTAATTAAACCCCTTGCAGTTTTTCCAACAGTATCACCCCTAAAAACAACTTTATCATTTATTTTGTAATCTGTGCCTCCAGTAAATATTCCAACACTAGATACACTTCCTCTTGATACTGCAGTAATTTCAACTACTTGTTCCTTTAAATTATTAGAGTTGAAGATATAGTCATAACCACCAAATTTTGAATTAATCTTATATGGTGTAGTGATTCTTCTCCAATTATTTGCAACTATATCATAGTCAACATGGTTTGAAGATTTTAAGAAGTTAAATTCATTTTGCTTATGTTGGAAAACATTTCCAATTAAATATGGGAATTGTGGTTTCTTAAGATTTTTAAATGGACCAGAACTTTCAGGTGTTTGACCTATAGTTGAGAAGTAAACAAATTTTCCATTTGGGAATTCTGGGGTTATGCAGAATCTACCATTAGATTCATTAAGGTCACCAGTGGCATTGTAGACAAAATCATTAACAAAGAATCCAAGAGGATACAAATTAAGAGGTGGTCTATTAGCACCAATCACAGGTTCATAACCACTAAGCATTCTTCTTACAGCACCACCATCTGGTCTGTCATACCCATATGGACCATAGATTGGAGCACCATCATATGCCCAACCAATGATAGGTGAGTGATATTTTGAATCAGTTTCTAAACCTGCTACAATATTTAAATCAGGGTGTTGATATTGAACTTCTGCATTTGATTTTTTACCATATACCACTGATCTAATATTTCTAGGAACATAAAGATGTGCAAGTTGAGTTGTATCATCAATTGATCCTTCAGTTATGATGCAATCATCATCAGTTAAATTATTAAACTTCTGCTCAAATTTATTAATCACCCATTGATTTATATTTGCTTCAATAGAACCATCACTTCCTGCTGGTAACACAGTTATTTGTGAATCATTTTTATATTGAGTTCCACCAGACACTACAATGACTGAAGTGATGACACCATTTGAAATAATTGGTGTTAGTTTACAATATAATCCGTCAGAAATAATTAACTCTGGTGGTGAATTATATCCACTACCACCATTGTTGACGACAACTTCTACAATTGAACCATCAACTACAATTGGTGTAAGTTGTGCAAGTTCACCACTCTTCAATAATACAGTTGGTTTTCTATCAAAATTAAGAATCTCAGATGAACCATAACCAACACCTTCAGTGGTAACATCTGCACTTGTAATACTACCTCTTACAATTGGTTGTAATGTGCAGTCAATATTTTGACCAAATGATGTATTAACACCAACTCTACCAGAGACTGTTACCGTAATTGGTTTATAATTAAAACATCCATCTCCCACTTTTGTAATATTGATTCTGATATCATTATCAATATAATGTCTTCTATCTAATGTTCCAGTGCCTAACTCATATAAAGTAAAATTATCATCATCAATTTTTCCAACAAAGTAATCAGTCTCTGATGAGATACCAGTTATTGCTGTTGCTTTAGGAATATATCTGATGATCTCACCTGTATCATAACCATGATTTAAGATTGTAAATTTGTTAAGGGATGTGCTAATACCACTTACTGCAACTGTTCTTTCTTGATTCTTATAACCAGAACCATTATCAGAAATAATCACACTACTTACAACTTTCTTTTGCTCAACAGTTGAGAATGTTTGTTGACCATTACCAACACCAGTCAAACTTACAGTATTAATACCAACATCTGCATCATCAAATGATGAGAAGAGTTTTATTCTTGTACCATCAACAACTTTTGCAAAATAAACTTGATTTGTGCCTAGACCAACCACAGGATTATCTGTCACATTATATGTTATCTGTTCAATATCTCTTAAATTGTGGAATGTTGAGAATCCAATAATATCATTAACAATGTCAACACCACCATCAAGATTATTGAAAACAATGCCTGCCTGGAAAGGAATAACATGATCAACAGCAATCAAGTTAACCTCTGCTTTTGCAGAAGTTGTAGGATTGCCTCCATCAATTGTTACAACAGGAGTTTCAAGATAATCAAATCCCTTATCAATAACTCTAAGTTCAGATACAGAACCAGAAACTGCAACAGTACCTGTAGCACCAATTCCAGTAGCATCAGACATGCTAATGATGGGAGGATTTATGACATCATAGTTCTTACCAGGACTTGTAACTTCAAATGATTTAATTCCTCCATAAAAAATAACATCAGATGATTTGTAGTTATCAATTTCAACACCATTAATTAATACACCAATCTTTCCAGGTTTTGTTGTAAAAACACCTGCTTCTTGATTAGGTTCATCAATCTCCCTGTAAATTTTTTGACCAGTAATTGGTTTTTCAAAGAAGGGATAGTATGTAAATTTATTATCTTTTACAGTGCCTGAAGGAGTTACAAATATATTATCTTGTAAATCTGCCTTACTCTTTGCTAACTTAATACTAAAAGCATCTTCTCTTTTTACAAAATATATTCCCTCATCTACATTACTGAAACCATTTGTAGTTGTATCAATAAAAGTCTGTCCACCAGTTGTAGATGCTGTGCTTACTCTGCTGTAATTGTAATTAATTGCATCACCAGTATATAAACCATGGTCTGATGCGGTTGTTATTGTTAACAAATCATTATTTGCTGTCCCACTAAACAAGAATGTTTTATCATCACATCTTATTTCATCCTCATAGTTTGGAACACTATTAGATGCAATTAAATATTTTCCATTATTTTTATATGAATTAAGAACATTGGCATTTATATTTTCAATAGGGAAATCATTTGAATTACCTTTAAGTAACTGATTTTCAATTACAAAAGTATTAGTTAATGTGGTAGAAGGAATTGTTGAATCTAACTTTACATTTAAGATTTTAGATGAATCTACTGATGTTACCTCACCAGATTTTGTAACAGTTAAATCAACGTCAGTGATTTCAATATTATAACCAACCACTAAATTATGATTCTCAAAAAATTCCAATGTGTAGATATTACTACCAGGATTAGAAAGTGTTATTGACTTTACATCAAGTTTAGATTTTACATTATAAAAATAGTCAGATTTGAAAGTTGTATCCTCTACACCAATAGTTTTTAAACTAATTCTATCACCTACACTCAATCCAAAATTTTCACCAGTATATTCTACTTCTTGCAGAGTAGAAAGCATTCTAACTTTTACTTGTGTTCCTGTTCCTATACCAATATTAACGAATGAAAAATCATTTTTTCTTACATCAATACCTTTACTGAAATTACTGGTAGTTGTTGTGAGTCCAATAAATTGTGTTAAATTTTTATCAGTATAACTTGCAATAAATTCATTTCCAATATTATCAACAAGCGACAGAGAACCTGAAGATTCAAAATCAATAGTTGAATCAACATCAATAATTGTTACACCAACCCCTACAGAATTTACAAGTTTTGTTTTAGGATTAGGTTCAAATTTACCATATATTGTGCCATCAACATCAATATCTCTTTGATATCCAGTATCAATAGAAATTTGATAGAAATCACCATCTACATTTAATTTTTCTACTTTTGTTACTGTGCCTCTTGCATTTGTAGAATCTTGAAAAATTGTTCTATTCTGTAGATCAAATGGATCTCCAATATATTTTTCTACTACAAAATCTTGACTGACCACATAGTTTGCATCTGATGGTCTAATTAAAGATTCATTAGGTTTAACAATATCTACATCAACACCATAAATTGATTTAAACAGAACCTTAAATGATTCGTCTGTTCCTTTTGATTTGTAGAAACTGTCTGCATTTGCAATGAAATTTCTTTGATTCAAATCAGTTGCTAGTGACCTGTTTTCAAAACCAGGAACAACTTGTGTTTTTAACTTTGTGAAAAATTCTTGTAAAAAGAGAACACTGAGATTTTTTACAGTGTCATCTGTTTTGTGAGCAGCAGGGGTTGAGGAAGTAAATACTTGCTTATCAGGTACAAGTGTATTAACATACTGTGTAACCCCACTGAAACCCCTTACACACCCCTCTAAGGTGATATCAGTTTTAGTGCTATACTTTATAATTTCATCACCAATTTGAATCAGACCATTTTTTTCAGGAAATCCCTGTGTGAAATTAGTTTCAGCAGATAGTTGAATAGAAGTTGATGTTGGTGTGATATCAGCGCCCAACAGTGCTTCTGTTTTCAGATTTGCAAGTTCTTCAACTTTCACATATTGATCAAGATTTTCAATCAGGTCAAGAGTTCCACCTTGTGTTTCTTGTGAAACATAATACTCCTCTAAAAACTCTACAAGTAAAGGGAAATCATCCTTTACATAAGAAGGAATCTGGGATGATAATACATCCTGAATTTGTACTCTATCTACCGCCATTTCTTATTAATAACCTGAAGATGAAGATGAAGATGATGAACTTGATGATGAACCAGAACTAGAACCTGATGAACTAGATCCTGAACTAGGGACTGTTGTTGTTGATTGACCAAATGTCCCAGCTGAATATGTTGTTGTGGTGGTTGTACCATCCATCCCAGAAATCACTGTAACAGTATTTTGAACTGGGAGTTGAGATGAGGTAGATTCAACTGGAGTGCTTACAGTGGATGAAGATGCTAAGATCTCTTTACCTCTAACAAGTTTTCCATTTGAGTAAGAAGAAGTAACAATATAGTTACTACCTGAGATATCATCACCTGATGCAATTTCATCTGCTACCGCATTTACAATAACATTTGATGTATCAAGTTGCAGATATAAATCTTGCTTACCAATTACATCATTAGAGTAAGGGGTAGCAGATATTTCAATCAATGACTCACCTCTATTTACTACGGTAGAAATGATATTAATTGGTGATAACATTATTTCACCTTTTACATAATCAACTGATCCAACATCTTGTTTAATAATTACAAATTCAGTTTCAGAATTTAATTTGAATAGGAACATTGTGCCCTTCTTCAATGTTTGATCTGGAGAATCACCAAGATAAACTGTATCAGAAATACCTGCTACTTTAAAACCAGATGATTTAATATTGAAACCAATTTCACCACCATGTGTTCCATGACCATGATTCTTAATATGGAATCTATTTCCAAAACAAATTTCATATTCTGCAAATGAATTCAACACAACCTGCATATCTCTACGCATGTTGACTGTTGTGATGTTTGAAGTGATAGATGAATGACTATTATCTATTACATTCTGATACTTACTGTACTTAAATCTCGCACCAAACTTATTGAGTTCTGATGAGTTTGCATAAGAATTAATATTATTTCTGCAGAGACCTGTTATTGTTGTTGCACTAGGTGCTTTATTTTCATTATAGTAAACAAATGAATTAGTCTCAACATAAAGATATTTTAAATCAACAATCTCTGGTATAATACCAGCAACAGAAAATTTCTTCAGTTGCCTTGATATATCACCCTTAATTGTTGTGGACAGAAAGACACCATTAATTGGTTTCACAGCAACTAATACTTTTCCAAACTTTGGAGGTGTCAGTTCTTCACCACCAAAAGCAGATACAGACTCTGCCTCTGGATAAATCTTAGGAATCAATGCTTCATAATCAACAGCAGTAACAGCACGATTTTGTGAAGCATAAATTTGTGGAGCAAACTTCTTGATTGACTCTACACTTTCAATTTCTGCCCCACCAAAAGATGCCTGGTCAGTAAACAATGCTGTAATATTTGTGGTAATAGAGGCACCATTATTATTAACTAACTGTCCTGCATATGCTAGTCTTGAAATATTATTTGCTTCTGATCCATTAGATACAATATAACTTACTTTAACCACATTAGGTTCTTTGACAGGTAATCCAAAGATACCATCACCAAATAAAATCTCATATCTTTCATTTTCAATTTCCTGTAAGTAGAATACAGGTGAATCACTATTAATCTCAAATAACCCTTTGGATTGTGTATATTTTCTAACAATATTAGAGTTTGCAGAATCTTGCACATTAACTCTAATTAAGTTTGTATCAATTCCACTATTGCTAAGGTTATATTTTTGATTGGGTGTTCTTGAGTTAACATTGAATGACTCTTCAATATAGACACCTTCATAAACTGTGATGGAGTCAAATGTTGCTAAACCATTTTCATCAACACCAACTGTAATGTCTTCAGGAATAGAAAAAGTAAAACTTGCTGATCCAAAGGTAGCAGATGTAGTAGCAACAATACCCTTCTTCAAGGTTACGGCAACAGTTGTTGTACCACTTACATCAACTGCAAATGAAACCACTGCTTTTGCTGATCTTCGTGGTCTTGGTGTATATCCAATGTTTTTTGCTAGTGATACCACATTCTCTCTTAATGTGGCACTATCAATGAAGACCTCATTGGTCACCATGTTGGCATTATATGAATTAATATATGTGTTATATGCTAACAGATCAATGATGGTGGAAAGATTAGAACCTTCAAAATCATAATCAGTGAAGTTTGAATTCGCACGAAGGTAATCCCTTAGGGATGTTTTGATCTGATTAAAATCTAGATTACTGAAATTTACTAAAGGCATTTACCTAGTGAGCTCTAATGCGAAATTGATTTGTTGGGTTGGAAGTTCAACACCAATTACTTCATAAGTGATTAAGACATCAAAAGCATTATTAGGAATATTTGATTTTACATCAACACTGGTTAAACTTACTCTGGGTTCATATCTAATAATAGTATTTTCAATTTGTGATTGTATTGATGCTGCTGTTATTTGATCTAACTGATCAAATAATGAATCATATACTTCAGAACCTAAATCTGGTTGAAATGGTTTTTCACCAGGCACAGTAAGTATTAAATTACGAATTGATCTTGATATTGCATTTGAATTATTCAATGCAATAAGATCACTGTTCAAAGGATTTGTTTGAAACGTAGCACTTATATCTTTAAATGGTTTGCTTACCCTTTGAACAGGCATGATCTAGACACTATGATATGTCTTTATTTATAGGGGTTATTTAGATTTTTAAAGAGGATCTACAAGATCATTGATTTCCTTCTTTCTATCCTGAGTTGTTTTCCAGAAATATGAGTCCTCATCACCAAGTCCCATTCTGTCATGACCATTCTCCACCTGGTAATACTCAGTTGATACCTTAAAGTCAGGCATCTTTGGATTTTCTGGTGTCAGACTGTTATCATAGATACGAGTTCTGTTATTAG